GTAAGAGGCTGAGTTGTTTGTATGAGTTTGGTAAAATTCTCAAATCCCATTTCGCTTGGATCTTTTCCCTCCAATTCAACTAAATATACTTCTTTCCCTACATTAAGTAAAGTTTCGCAAAATTCCAAGGCCTTTTTTACAGCATCATTATCTAAAGCAATGTATATTTTTTGCACTTTAGATTCAACTAATTTTTTCATTAATGCTGGTTGAATATTTTTTCCTAATAATGGTATAGCGTTGCGTTTAATAGCTATGGCATCAAACGGTCCCTCACATAGTATGATAGGTAAATTCCAATTAATAAATAATTCAAACGGTATAATGTCTCTAGATACGTCTGGGTTTTTATATTTGGTGAATGGTGATTTTTCGAATGATCTGGCTGTAAAGTAGTTTAGTTTCCCATCTTTATCATATGATGGTATCACTATCATGTTTACAAATTGCCCAAAATCACAGTAGCCTATCTGGTATTTAAGAATGTCTTGTTTAGTGATGTTTCTTTTCTTTAAATAAGCTAAGGCATGTTTAGATATTATATCTTTGTTATCTGTAAATTTTTTATATTCTTTAGGTAATTTAAGTATTGAATTATAGGTAGTTGTTAATGAAGGATCTATACTTACATTCTTAACTAATTTACTTAATTCATGAAAATGTTCAGGAGATACTTTTACTTGTTTAAAAAGACTTTTTAATGTTTTTCCTTTCTTACCACAAGCCCAACAATGCCATGGGTTATTTCCATCTTTATTTTCGGTAAAATTTATTTCTAATTTAGGTTTATGATGGTTACAAAAAGGGCAAGTATATGCTTGGTTTCCTTTTGAAGTTCTCTTACCTGCCCCTATTACTGAATTTACTAAGTTTACTAATAACTCATTTACCATATCTTGAAGATACGATAGTTTTATTCAGAAGCAAAGTCTTTTGAGAAGAATTTTCCTAATATATTAGTATTTAACCATTTATCAGATTCAAGTACATTAAACATAAATTGGTATTTACATTCGTAGTATGTTAGAAGTTTTTTACTATACACTAATTGTAGTATTTCACGAGTAAATTCATCATGTTTTCCTTCTTTTATTCTTTGTTTAATGAATTCTTCTGAACCGTAATATGTTTTCCAGTCTGATTCTTTTTTAATAGTTATAGTTGTAGGTTTACGGCCTGGGCCTGTTTGTTCGGCTAGTTCTTTTTTGGTAAGTTTTTTCTTTACATTGTGGTAAAGTGATTTTTTACCTAAATACTGTTTCCCCGTTGGAGTATGTACTGTAAGGTAGATAAACCCATATGTTTCTTGGGGCATATCATTTATTGTACATATTTCTCTTTTTTTATATAACCAATTATTCATAAATTTATAAATCTAAATTAACCATTATATTTGTGTCTGTTATATCAGATAGTGGGAGAGGTTGAGCAAGTTTAGCTACAGCTAATAGTTCTTTATTGTTATTGTATAATCCTACTGTTGTAACATATGGATTAAAATATGAACCAGTAGCAAAACTAGATAATACTCCACTATTTGAGCTACCTGAAATTAAAGATGGGTTTTGGGAAAATCCAAATTCGTTTTCTCTAATAGTGCATTTATATTGGGATTCATATATAGTAGTTGTGCTTTGGAATGAGCATGTTAAATTTGTATTACTTAAAATACCATTAATTGAAAGAGCGTTTTGATCTCCATAATCTGTACTTCCATAATTAACAAACCCATACCCACTGTTTGCTCCAATACTATTATTTGTAATAATTACCATCCCATGTTCATATATAATATCTCCAATTATTTGAATATTTGATAGTAAATTTCCTTCACCATCATCGTATAAATAAATACTTCCTGAGGATAAACTAAAAGTACCTGGTTTGATGTATTCACCAAATAAATTGGAAGGTATAGCATATACTCCAATTATTTCACCTGAACCGGTTGGAAAAGTACGATCAGCAGGTAAAGTAGTAGATAAGTAATTGTAGTAACTTGGAGTGTAAGGGCCACCAGTTATAGTACCATCTGGATTAAAGGAGGCTGTATCTGCTGGTGAGCCATTAGAACCTGAAAGGTAATTTGAATAGTAAAGTTCTTTAATTGAGTTATAAACTAGTATTTCATCTTGTTTAGAGTTATATCCTGTTAGGTAAGAACCAGAAACCCACAATGAAGAAGTTATATTTGTACCACGAAAAATATCAATCCCAGAACTAGTTATAGCAGTTAAACCCTCAAAAGTAAACGATTTGTTTACTTTAAAGGGAACTACTGTTACGTCTTCTGTTAAAAATGGTTTGTAAACACTCATTCATTCTTAGAAATCAAGTTTTACTCTAATAAGAGATTCTTTTGTAAAATCTTTTACTAACGGTCTAGATAATTTAGCTACCGCTAACAATTCATTACTATCGTTGTATAATCCTACTGTTGTAACGTATGTTTGAGGATTGTTAATAAAGCTACTGTAAATTACTTCACCTGTTGAACCAGATATAAATGAAGGATTTTCTGAGTAATTGAATTCACTATTTCTAGAGCGAACAAATATATAATCTGAAGTAATAGTTTCTTGGGAGTTGATTGTGAAACTAGCTCCTTTATTTATTGCTGTGAATAGAGTAGTATTATTAAGGCCGTTTGCAGTTCCTATTGCTCTAGTTGGGGTCACATTTATTGTTTGTGTTAATGCGTATGGATTCACTAAAATAACTCCTAAATCAGGAAATACTAAACCATATGAACCAGAGTTAGTTACATACCCTCCTCCTGTTACTGATGAACCATTTGATCCTGAAACTAATTGGTATACACGAGAAGCTCCAATAAATGTGTTTACAGATACATCGTTTGAGTTATCTGTTAGGTATATTCTTCCTCCTGAACCTGATAGAGTTAAATTAAGAGAGCCAGGGAATAATGATTCTTTATATCTTGCTCTTTCAAAATTAATTACCCAAAAATCTGATCCTGTAAATGCATTGTTTCCATCCCCAAAAACAAAATTAGCATTTTCATCCTCTAATATTAATGTTCTATATTGACCATATAAAGTTGAGGTTGGAGATTTTCCAACTACAGCTGTATTATATAAAGTACTTCCACTACCGTAAGCATTACAGTATGCTATATCAAATTGAACAGCAGCTGTGTCCTCTATAGAAGAAGTTTGGTATACACTTAAGTAATAATTTCCTGTTGAACTAGCATATTGGATAGAACTAGTATAAAGTGCTGTTAATGTTGGAGAATTGGTTGACCAAAGAGTAGAAGCAATAGAATCACTACTTACTACTATATCTTCAGGGTCTAATCTTTTAAAGCTCATTTATTTTATTTTTAGTTTGTTTTAGTAATAGTAATAGGAATAGTTAATCTAGCTCCACTATCTAAACCTACAACAGTTAATGTAGCAGCTAATTGAGTATTAGAACCAAATAATGTATTTACAGTAGTTGCTCTTAAGTTAATTTGAGTACCAATTACTGTTGTAGAAACGTTTGTTCCTAATGTTGTTGTTGAATTAGCTGTTATAGCTGCTGTTGTATTAATACCTACACCATTAAATGTACTCATTAATCTAACATCCGAAATAGTAGCTGAGTATCCACTTGTTTCATATGCTTGAGCATTTCCAAGGTAATTTAATGTTTGTGGTGTAATTGAAAGTGAAGCTCCTTGTTTTAAAGTAATAGCTGAATATCCTAGATCTACTACAGGTAATTTAGCTGTTCCACGAGGTAAAGTAGCTAATTTATATTTCATAATTTGAGTTTCTTGAGGAAATGCTTCTAATAGAGGCATATTCTCAATAGCTTCACCATAATATGAAGAACCTGATGGGTGGGTTGGGTTATATAAGGTATAATCAATTTCGTCATCTGCTAAAGCAAATTGTGTAATTCTAAATGAACCATCGTTTTTAGCTAATAGTTCTCTACCTTTTGTTGTTAATATCGCATCAATTGTTACGACTTGGTTATTTAAATATCCCATTTTTATTTTGTTATAAATATAATTATACTAATAAATATTACTAAAGCAAACCTTTTTCAGTAAGAAGTTGAATATAGTAATCTAATCCTTTATCTAATTGAGGATTTATATATTGAGGTTTAACAATAAATGGACCTTGCCCGTTATTTGTAGTTGATTTAGGACCATCTACTAATATATAGTTTCCATCAACATATCTACGAATTAAGAATTGATCATAATCTAAATTACTTTGAGAAATTGGAGAATCTGTTTCTATCACTAATAATGATGATGAAAGTGGGGTTGTAATTCCCATAAAAGTAACTTCATTTATTATGTTAACATTGTTTATCATCCATACTCTATCTTCTCTATTCTCAAACCTAATTTCATCTCCTGTTTTAAGAGACCATGGGGTATCAAATGAATTAAGTCCTGAGTTAGGGATATTTTGTTGGTAAACATATGGATTATCATAATAACTTACTAATGCTGATTGTGTAGTAAGTAAAAAATTACTAGTTTGGGATCCTAGAGTAGATTTTAATACAGCTGATACAGCTGTATCTGCAGGAGTCCATAAACTTGATGTTGGAATTGTTAAACCATTAGTGCCTATAGGGTATTGATTTACTTGTAATGTTGAGTCTACATAGTAAAATGTAGGGGCAATTGCATAAGCACCTTCTGATGGGAAATTATAATTTCCATAAATTTGTACTAAATATTGGTCTCCTGCTACTAAATTAGCATTAGTGACGGTATAAGAAAAGTTTATAACACCATTTGATCTTTCATATTGAGGACTAATAACTGTAGTAGTGGCTCCATCATACTTAACTAATCTAGCATATGCTGTTATATAATCCAATCCAGCTAAAGTATATGTTCCTGGGTTTAATTGGGTTGTTATTTTCCCAACAAAAGTTAAATCTACTCCACTAGATGCCATATTAGAGGAAATTTCATAGATATATGATCCCCCACTGTATGTTATTTGAGAATTGGAACCAGATGTTACAATTTTTGTAAAATCTATTGTTTCCCAAGACCCTGAAGGGATATCAGTGAAAATAAAACGATTTAAAGTAGCTTGAAAATCATATGGTGCTGGTGAAAGTCCACTTTTGTCTACTAATTGAATAGAAGAAGTAAATGTCGCTGGGTTATAACCTATTTGATTAGATAGTATTGGTTGGATTGTGGTTCCACCTCTGAATATGTTTCTGTATCCATCCGGGTTAGGGTTAGTGTCTGGTTCTATGGTTAACTTTTCTTCTGATTCAAATGTACCTTTAATGATATCTAATGCGTTTGGAGTTACTCCAGGTATTACAACATTCCCATCTTGATCAATTAAATATTTAATCCAAAGTTGATCTGTATTTAATTTTTCAGGGGCCCATATTCCGTTTGCGTTACAATATGCTACATATACTTTAGTAGAATCTATTGTAGGTAGTTTACCATATGTGTCTATATCTCCTTCTGTCCATTGATTTAAATATTGGGAAGTTGTTCTACTTCCATTGTATCTAGGATTTATAACACGTGCTGTGGTATAATTTGAATCTTGAACTGTTGCTCTTGTTGCACTTCCACTTATAATAAGATCAAAATTAACAGGTTCTAATATACCATATGAATAGTCTACATCTTGGAAAAATTCACTTTGTCTAATATTTACAGCATTGTTTATGATTGGATTATCATCACTATTATAATAATTAGCTGTTGTAATATATGGTTCTAATACTATAGAATCATAATCTGCTGAGCTGGTTGCTGCATTTTGGTTTATTTCAAGTTTAAGTCCAGAAATTTGAATGGAAGTAAAATAAGTATCATCACTATTTTTGATACGAAAATATGTTGATAATTCTGGGGTTATTTTATCATCATATATGTTAGATGTTGAATTATAATGAGGGATAAATGAACCTGAATAAGTAAATTTGAGTGGGATTCCTCCGGCAATATAATGGGGGTTTCCTGACCAACTATCAAAAAATACAGAATGTCCTATATTTGATCCAGTATTAGCAGCATATAATGCAATTTCAGCATCAGAAGCGGCAGATGCAGTTCCACTCATTGTAAATGATAATTTTACATTAGGTATATTAGGAACAGAATACCATCCACTTGCAGGGTTATAAAAATTATTTGGGTTATAATTTACTGAGTTGAATATTGGGTTTAAATATTCCCCACTTAGAATGGTTGGTGTTGTGGTTAATGAAGCTGATACTTCATAATCCTTAATGTAATTATCTGTTTTGGTAAATGGTGAAGTTTCATAAAGATAATAATCAGGATATGCAGAAATAGATAATACATTTATTGAAGTATAAGTAGATGATGCTGTATATTTAAGTAAAATTTTATCTACTTGGTTTAATGGAATTGAATTGTTTATTCCGTTATTGTCTGTTTTATTAACTTTAATATATGTTTTACCTATACGTGATGGGGAAGTTTTAAAATATGGTTCTAACATTAAAATTTCTCCTTGTTGAGGTACTGTTAGAGGATTAAAAAATACATCTTCAGCAAATCCAATCAATCGATCATCTGGGTTAGAAAATTGGTTGTACCCATATAAATTATCACTGTAAATTACAGGTGTGTAGTTAAATTCTTGGTAGTCAAATCCAAATGGTTGATGTAAACTTTGAGTTGTTACCACAATAACCGAACCGCTAAATTCACCATCATAAAATTCATCTTGAGAAGAATTTATTTTTGAAACAGGTCCTAAAAGTGAAGGGTATGTTTCGTCCCAACTTTGGGTAATACCGTATCTATTGTTTGGGCCCGTTCCATTTGAACCAGAAGGTGAAGTATCTAATCCATTAAAGATATTAAATGAACCTGCTGCTCCACCTTCAAAATGTTCTACAGTTCCTGGTTCATAGTCATTCCATTGGGGTTTTAGGGTTCCTGTAAGATCTAAATCTTCCCATGAAACTTGTGGTTGTGGGTATTTACTTCTTTCTAAATAATGTTGTTTAACTACAATACCAGAGGCAAGAGATGTACGTGCAGGTACAAAATCTCGAATCATTTTAAACAATGAATTATCAAAGTATTTGATAAGTCTTATATAATCAAATAGATTATAGTTTTTAGTATATTTTTGGAAATAATCGTCTCTTAAAGCATCTAAATCAGGATATGAAGTTGCACTTGAGGAACGTAATCTAGGATCACCTATATAATCTCCAATATTAAAATATCCAATTTGAGAAGAAATATCGTCATTTATCTCGTCTTGTGGTGAAAATGCTACCTCAAGTAAATTAATATTTTCAGTATATGAATCATTAGCTTCGGTTTGTTGAGTAATTCTTCTATATGGTGATAAAGTATCTCCACTTGGAACTACATTGTCTTCTAATCTAATTTTATTACTTACATAGTTTTGAATACCTACTGCTGGTTGGTCGTAAAAGAAATACTCAGTATTTGGTGTGTAATATGAAGTATTTTTAATATAAAAATTACTATTTGAAGTAAATGAGCTAGTAGCTGCCCAAGAACCTGTTACTTTAGGATGTACAGATGTTGAACCAGTATATAATTCTCCACCTAAAGGTAATCTAGCTATAAGTTCATTAGGTGATGAATTTACAGAATTACCTTCTATTGAGTATGGGTTCATTACAAAATCTTTAAATGAATTTTCATTTAAAACTTTATTGTAATATCTTATTTCTTGAAGTGAACCTGAGAAATGGTTATATAAAGATTGGCTAGCAAATATGGAAGTATCTGCCAATATCCAAGATCCATAATTAGTAGTAAGGGATGTTTGGTCGTAGAATCCTAAAGTTGTTCCATTATCTCCACCCTCATAAATTTTATTAGCCGCATACATATTGTATGAACCAGTAAATTGTCCTGATGCAGTATCAAAAAAGGACATAGAAAAATTAATCATTACTGACCACCACCCACCATTAAAAAATGGTAAACTTATAGATGCTGATTGGGTTAAATCTGAAGCTGATGGGTAAAATTTTAAATTACCATACTGGTAATAAGGATCTTTTGTTGAGCCACTATAAGAACCACTTGCTAATCCAGTCCCAGTATATTCTAAAGTAAGAGCAGATTCTATACCAGTTGAAGATTTAAGTGTCCATAATGATTGAGAATATTCTGTTGGAGGAGAGTTCTCTGCTTGAAATCTAAATGCTACTGATGAAGGGCGATAATAACTTCCTACAGGGTATATTTTACCCCATTTGTTGTTTGTTACCCAAGAACTAGAAATAAAGTTATCAGTTCGTGTTTCAAGTTTATAGTTGTATTCATCTTGCCAATAATCCCAATCGTTATATTCTGTTTTATCTTTACCTCCAAATTCTTTGATTCTTAATATAGTATCAGGAATACCATATGAAGTGATAAGAGCGCGCAACCCAGGTAGTGTTCCTTTTGATTTAAGCAGGTATGGCAGGTTATGGTAAATGCGTTTATATAGCGATTTATTCACATCATCTAACGGTAAATAATCGCTTGAGGCAGATATTTTTGTTGTAATATATTCATACCCCGAAGGTACAGGTAAAGAGCCTGTAATGTTAGGGAATGGAAATAAACCTCCATCTGGGGTTAAACCTAAGAATGCTGTGTATAAATCTTGATTGGAAAAGTTATTTTGGTATAGTTTAATTCCAAAATTTCGGATAGCATCTGCTACTATATCTTTTGAGATACCAGATTCTAAACGGTTATCTGCGTTATATTTTTCTGTTACGTCTTTATAGTAGGTCCAAATGTTGTCAAAATGTTGACCAATCATACTAACGAATAGTTCGTATGGTTCATTACTTGGGTCGTTTCTTAAATATTCAGGAATAACATAGTATAGGTTATCTTTATTATTCTCATCATATAAAGAAGCAGAGTTAATTATGTTAGTATACCAATTTGTAACAGCTGTACTTCCTATAGGAGCTAATTGGTAAGGCTGTTCTGTTGTTGTTTTAGGCCAAGACCAAGAACCTGTGTTGTAATAAAGGTAATAATCATAACCATCAAAATTAGTTATAATATTATTTATTTTATTTTCTAAAGATACTTTACTTTCATTTACTGCTGTAGGTGAAGATAAAGTTGAATCTAAAATAGTAATAGAAGATGAATATTGTTCTATTAAATCTACTTTGTAATAAAAATTTTCAAGTCTAGTTTGAGCTGAACTGAAATGTATGAAATTAGAGAAGTCTGTATAATCTATGTTTATATCTATTTCTTTTTCTTCTAATAAGCTATTTAGTTGATTTTGGGAACTAGTTAAGTTAGTAGCAATTAAATCCGCATATGATAATTCAACTGATGAATTATTAATTCTATCTTTTATATCTAAATTAAAGTTTGGCCCTTTAATATTGATAGTATCTGTTATTACTATTGGGATATTTTCAAAAGTAACTTTATATGCCACTGATTCTTCAATAGAAGATACAACCCACAATTGAGAATTTAAATCAAATTCAGTAGGTAGTGGATCATATAATTTAATTAATACAGTTGGGTTGGTTGGATCTTGATTATCTAATTGAATATTATTTGCAATTAGTAATTGATTATCCCCAAAATTAATATAGAAATCTAAAAAGTAAGTACTACTTTCTCTTTCTTGAACAAATGTATTTGTTTTTTCTACTATATCAAGATTAGATAAAACTGTACTATCTAAACGAAGTTCAGTTCTATCAGAAGATATTTCAGTAATATATAATTGTTCAATACTTGAACCAATTTGTTTATTTAAAAAGTTATAGTACGCAATGTATTCTCCTTGATCGTAACCTAAATTTACTAAGTTACTTTCAGGATCTATTATGATTTGAGATAAAGCATTATTTGAACCAGCAGATTGTCCATCATTTAAAACTTTATATTGGGAAAAATTATAGTCAAAGTATAATATATTTTTGTTGTTATCATATACAAAAAATTCTAAATACCCACTAGATGATAAGTTAGTACTAACATCAAAAGTTGATATTAGACTTGTATCCTTGATTTCATAATTTTGTGTTGTAAAATCTTGGGTATTTATTTGTACGATATCTGCTGCCATTATATTGTTGTTCCTGTTTGTAAACTTACTACTTGTTTTTGAGCATCAAGTAAATCACTTCTTAATTGGGCTATTTCAGCTTGTAGTGCGGCTATTTCTTCACTATTAGTGTCATAGTTTATATATTCACTACTTGTTTTAATTAAATATTCATGTGAATTAGTTGTTCCTAATTCGGGTATTTGATAAAATAATTCATTATACATGTTAAAGAATTCTTCTACTGTTGGTTGAGCTGCAAGTTGTTCTTGGATAGTTTGGACCCCCAATTGAGTAAAAGAAGTATTGATTACCTTTTGGTAATCACCTTTATTGTATACTTGTTTATTTAAATTTATATTTTCACTCATCCGTTAATTACTTTAAAGTAATAATGATCGTCTAATATTAATGTAGTTCCGTTTACTATAGTTTTAATTAATACTGTATAATATCTTTCTGGTTCTAAACCATTCATATATAAAGTAAAGTAGTTACCTTCACTATCAGAACTAATTTGTGTGTAATTAGGGTCAAAATTAATAACATATTCGTTGGTATCCAAGTCTTTTATAGCATAGTATGAAGCGGTTGGAAGAAAATATAAATTAGTAAAATAAGACGATGTTTGATATGTTCTTGGTGGGTATAAAGGGCTAGAATTTACTCTAAATCTATTTACACTTTCCGGGTAGAATACGCCTGGATTTTCGTTTAATGCAATTTTAAGGTTAGTTGTTGTTACTATGCTCCCTGTTAAAGATCCTGTTAATACAGATGAGTAATCTCTCCATTTAAACTCTAATTGGGGTGGGTATATAGTGTTTGTATCTACACTATAATATTTTAATACAGGTTGAATATTTTCATTTGTATTAAATTCTACTGAGTCTTCCCATTTAGTTATAAAGCCATAGTTAGGTAAAGAACCACTATACCATTTAGATACTATAGTTTTGACACTTATGTCTATATCTTTATCACTTCTTAAATCAAATGATTGAGTAACTTTATATGATGAAACTCCTGACCCAGAGTAAAACCAGTTACCTCCTCCTTGGGGTGCATATGAAGAATTATATGAACTAGTATATAAATTAGATCCTATACTACCACTAGCATTCCATGTTCCTGATCCTGAGTAATTTGATGTATTCCAAGATACTCCATCTGTTGATTTAGGTACATCTAAGTAATGACCAGTTCCGTTATTCCATTCTTGGGCTACAGGCCATGTTTCTGTTATATATGAAGCTCCTATCCCTTGGGCGGTTGCTATAAACATTCTAAAATTTACATCCCAAGATGAACCATTGATTTTGTTGTTTATAACATCTGTTATTTCAGTTGAATCAAATTGGGTTAAAAATCTAGCAATATCAGGGGTACCTTCTATAGTTAACGTATTATATATCTCACTAATAGCGTCTAACCCCGAGTTCATTGTGGGGTAATATGAGTATATTGAAGCGTCCTTATAAGGAAATATTTTATAAACAGCCATTTTATTATAAATATTACATAGGTACCACTTTACCCTTAATATCTAAATTAGGATATTTAACTTCAAATATACTTGGGTCTAGTGAAGGATATATAACATTATTTTGTGTGGCACTTGATATATCATAAGCATAAGCAGAATAACCTGATGTTGTACCTGCTTTATTTTCTATATTTACTGTTTTAATAGTTTGGACACCTTTAATCTTATCTAATAGAATATAAAGATCTCTAAGCATTATAGGTTGGTTGATTTGCCATTTAGAGATATCAAAATAATTTTGTAAAGCTGTTACACAAGCAAGTAACACTTCATTATTGTTATATTCAGGTAAAATTACCACCTCAAAATTAATACCTATATTAATTATAAATGCGTCTCTAATTTCAATACTATCTCCTATTACTCTATATTGTGATAGGTAAGTTCTAAGGTTGTTTTTTAAAGTAGTAGAGGCTACACTTAATTGCCCTAATGAATTTTGAGATAAAACCCATAAATTAAGAGTTTCAATAGTAGAAACTTGATTGTCTGTTAATTTAGGTTGTTCAATATATGCTTTAGAAACAGCACCATATTCAGAAGGCATACTTAAAGCTCTAACTAAATAATCATCCGCTGTAACTGAACGTTGTTGAGATGCTACTAATGCTAAAGTATTTTGGCGAATTTCTTCTAAAGTATCTCCACCTCTACCTCCACTTGCTGCATCTGGGTTGGTTGCTGATAGTGAGGTGAATATGTAATTTGCTGTTGTAGTATTTAGATTTACTGTGTTAAATTTAGCGTTTGCTGTATTAATTGCTGTTAATGTATTAGCTGGCACGTTTGAGCTTACCCCACCACCAACTAAATATCTCACAGTTAAAGCTGTATTTGAAGGTGCAATTCCATAAGTATCTGTGTAAAGGAAGTTAACAGGTGAATAAGCAGCTGTTAATTTGCTCTTTATAAAAGGTAATCCTAAACCTACATTATTTGGGTTAGGAGTTATTTCTTCATCGCTATCTGATGTAGTTCCTGCTCCAAATTGTAATTGTAAATTAGTTAAAGAATTAAAGCGAGTAGCAAAACGTCTCTGCACTTTTTTAAGTCTTAACAAGTATGAAACGTCACTTGTTGAATTAGGGTCATTAATATTTGTATTTGTAATTGGGTCATACACCATTTCTTGCCCTAAATGATCTGTTTCATACCAAGTATTACCATCAGAATCAACTACATCTAAAATACCTATTATGTTTGAATCAATAATATCTACAGTTGTAAATTGTTGTGGGGTAGTAAAGGTAAATGTTTGGGTTTTTATAGTAGCCGAAATAGCGTTTCTACTTTTCTTTAATAAAAAATATTGAGGAACACTTCCTGCTACTTGATATACTGTTACTTCTGTTGGATCTTGAGAACTGGATAAAGAAAAATCTAATTTATCTTGAATCAAGAATGAAGTACCGTTTTGTGAAGTTATAGTTGTATTTTCACTTATAGTTAAAGCATAATCGTAATCAGGTAAAATAAGACCTCCTACGTTTTTAGCTGGTAATTGTTGGTAGAAATCAATTGTTGCTTGTGCTACTCCTGTTGTTTTAGGTTTATACCCAAACATATATGCCAAATCAAATATATTATTTGTTTGTTGAGCATATTGGACAAAGTTTTCTTGAAATTGGTTATCTAAATAGAAACTTAAAACATCACCCACATATGCAGCTTGCTCCATAAACATCATACCAGGTGATGCAGGGGAAAAGTCATTATATGTGTTAGGGAAATACGTTTGAGCGTATTCAATTAAACGTTGTCTAAAATCGGAAAAATCCCTATTTATGTATTTTATATCTCTATTAGTAGTAGCCATTAAAATTGGATTTGTAAAATATCAGTAATGTTAGTGTTTTTAACAGAATATTTAAGTTCAACATTAATTAGGTTAGTATCTGGGTCTCCAGATACAGTAAGGTCATTTACTATAACGTTAGGAAAATATCCTTCTAATTTCATGTTTATATCTTCTCTAAGAAAATTTAGAGTATCATTGTCTATCTGTTCAAAAATAAAACTTTGTATTCCACCACCAAATAAAGGATTTAATGGGTATTCGCCTGGGTTGGTTAGGAAAAAGTTTATTAGGTTATTTTTAATTGCGTCTTTAGTTTGGTAATTAGATATGAATACAGCGGGTCCTGAAAAAGGGATATTTACCCCTACTGCTTTACTAGCGTCAAGATCAATGGGGTATATTTGCTGTGGGTTAAAAGCCATTATTTAGGACTCATTAAGTTCATTATTTGATCCATTCCTAATTCACCTGAAGGTAAGGATCCATTTATTGGGTCTACTCCTCTAGGGTTAAAAGTTTGCGCATCATTAGAAGTAAAACTTAAAGCTGTTTCTCCCAAAACATCCATATAAGATTTTCTTACATCTACTGTTGGTAGTGATGTTTCAGCTGTTCGTGGAGGAGGGTTATATGCTTCTCTAACTACTTGTTTTGGTGAGCGAACCGCTTCCAATAGAATATCTTTTAATTCTTCTTGAATTGCTTCTTTTACAGCTTGTTTAATTATTTTTTTGAAATCTGTACTTTTCATATGATTATAAATATTGGGTTAATACGCTTTTAAGTTATTTTGTTGAATATAGAATACAAGTTCATCTATTAATATCTGATCAATTGAGCTAAAAGACCACTCTCCTGTTAATACAGTTACTCCGTTTACATTTTTAGCTATAGCTCGTCTACGTTTTAGGGTGTTAGGTGAATTTTCTGTTTCAACACCCATATCAAATCCATTTACATTTGTAACTACAGGAGATGTTTGGGTAGATTGTTGAATAGTTAAAGCTGTTAATTCAGCCGAGATCTGTTCTTGGGTAGTGTCAGGGGAGCAAATTTGAGTTATAATATCTAAAAGGGTTAAATATGATAAAACTTGCCCTAAAGATAATTTAAGTAAATTTATTGCTAATAAAGTAGTTGTGTTTATATTAAGTAATTTTTCTACTAGATTATCTAAAAATTTAATTGCTTTTTGAACCCCATTAATTACAGATATTGGAATACCCACACCAGCTACTGCTGTAGGGGTAGGTAAAAGTTCTAAAACATTAATAGCAGTATTAGTGGCAGATATTATAGCCTCTGATTTAGTTAAGAGATCACTTGCTTTATTGATTACATTTAATGATATATTTATTTGTTTAACTAGTTTATTTTTTACAGCTATTATTCTATCCACTTCAGCTTTAGGAGGACAAGTTATAAATTGTTTTAATTCTTCTTTAGATTTTCCTAAAAGTAAATTAAGTTGAGATACACCATAAGATGCTGCTAAAGTGTATATTAAAGGAATAGCTTTATTTTTTAAATCTGCTTTTACTTTATTTATTTTTTCTTGAGCTAAAACATCAGCTGTTCTAAATTGTTTATTGTAAGCCTCAGTTTCTGCGCGACTTGTTGATTGGTCTTTTAGGACTTCAATTTGAGTTGAATATTCAACTGTAAATATTTTTATAACTCCTAAACTACTTTTTACATCTAAAGTTGATGTATATGGTATTTCGGTATGAATAGTGTATTTAGATTTGCTGAATGTTATAGGATAGTCTTGTGGTTTATGCCCATCTTCTAATTTTGGGGTTTTAAATTTAAATTCACCTTTAAAATTAGTTAAAGTTTGGTTCCCTAATTTATCTGAAATTTTTACTCCAGGTAATGGTTTTAGAGTCACACCATCAGTTACTATACCTGATATAGGTTCAAAATTTGGTATGTTAGGTATTATGTTCAAATTATTTTACTTTAGTAGTTTGGGATTTTAAAGTATCGTTATTTAATGTATTTAAAATATTAACCAAATTAGGTAAAACAGTTCCTTGAACTAGAGGATTTGGACTTGCTACTAACACACCTCCAGGCCATGTTTTTTCAAATTGTAAAACATTAGCTAAATCTTGAACAGCTTGAGTTAATGCTTTTAATAATTCATTTGTAGTATCTCCTTTTAATACTGATTCAGTTGCATCTTCTGCTCCTAATCTTATATTGTTGCTAGTAATGGTTACATCAGTTGATTCTACAATAGTTTTTTGGGATGATATTAATACGTTCTTTTTACTATTTAAAATTACACTATCGTTTTTAGAATTAATTACTACCCTATCTGAGTTGAGTATGATTTGAGGTTGGTTATATTCTGAAAGTAAAGTAGAGGGTAATTTGATTTTTTGGTATGAAGTTAACCAAATAGAAGATAAGTCTGTGTTTATATCTTCTGTTACAAATTCATACCCTGTATTGCTAGATTTTGGGTCTTGTCCGTTTCTTAAAATAGTAATAGGGTCACCATTTTCTCCAGATGTAGACCAAGAATTACCATACTGTATATCTGGTATTTTAGCTGTGCTACTGAAACGAATGCTATTCCCAAATCTGCCTTCATATATTTTATCACCCATAAATGGTCTTAATGGGTGTATGTTAGATTTAGCTGTAAATGTATTTTGGCTAGGATTAGTTACAGGCGTATCAGCTATAGGTGAATGTTCAGTAGTTGCTATATTTGTTGCTCCTAAACCTACTTGTGTGTAACTTAAATTGTCTGTATCTTTTTTTATATTTGATGTAGTAGACGGAAATATGTTAGAGTTAGGTGCTGTTACACCATAAAGTGGTATAGGATTATCATAAACATATTTAGGGGAATTAGAGTTAGGATTTAATGTTCTCCATATCTTAACATATTCATTTACTAAAGGAAATGAGCTATTACTTAAATCGCTGGGTGTTGCGTTTATTTTAATAGTTGTTACATCCCCTGTTGTTTTAACTACGTAGCCATATATAGTACCTATAGAATTAGGGCCTGTATATGAAGGATGTTGTTCATTCAAGACAATATCATCAACTCTAACTATAAGAGAATCATTTAATTTAGGTAATTGATTTTCTTTAGAGCTATTTGAGTTTTTACTATTTAATGAGGATATTCCAAATTTAGCAAACGACATTATTCTTTATTAGGGTTAAAATTTTTTATTTCAGCTAGCAATTGGGCTTTTTCTTCTTCAGAAATATTCATTCCTTCTTCTCCTTGTTTGTTAGATGATAAAGCTTTCTGTATTATATTAGCCATTTTAATTAATTGTTCATCATTTTTTAGTCCTAAATCCATATATTCCTTAATTAAAGGAACAATCAATGTAGCGTCGCCTATGTCATTAATTAGTGGTTTTAACTCGCCTATAAGAGCTGATATTTGTTGCTCTTTCTTTTTTTGGTTATTGTAAATTTCTTGTAAAATGTCAGAAAATTTCTTTTTACCAAATATGTTAGATTCTAAATTACTCATAGTATTTTATTTATAAATATGAAAGATTAAAATTCTATGTAACCGTAATCTAAATAAAACAGGTACCCTTCCTTAAATATTTTATATAATGAATTGGCTATTTTGGTTATTTTAGGAGTCTTAACTTCAGGGACTATTTCATGAATATAGATGTATAAAGCCTTTTTATTAAATATATCTATGGTGTCTCGTCTCCTAAAAATAGTTAATATAGCATCCGCTATTTGGGCGTCTTGTTCTTTAGGGAAATAGTTGTAAATATTAAGGGTCATATGTTCTACATATGCATCCATATAAAACGATAGTTTCTCGTTTATCGGGGAGGAATCTATAGTATATGAGTGGGAATCTTCATTATTTAATTCCTCAACTGGTATTTTATTTACTTTTGTTCTGTAATTCTTGTCGTTGTATAGAATACACCATCGTTTAACTATAGTCCCAAAATAAGAGTATGCTTTAGCTCCGTTCTGTGGGTTAAATAAATGTATTTTAGAAAGCAGGAAAATAATAATTTCGTGTTGTAAATGCTCTAAATCATCAACTTCAGTATGGTAAAATTTAAAGGTATGGATGATATTTTGAGTTAATTTGAAAAAGGCATAATGTATATCTTCTTCATATATTTTATTCTTCTCATCAATGTCAGAAGTGCTATTGTACTTGACAATAGCATCTTCCGTTTCTTGAGTAAAATATCTTTTTTTTTCTTTAGGTTGTCTCGTCATTCGTTTTTAATTCTTTGTACCATAAACTCATTGAGTATAGCCTGGATTTGGGTTATACTCTTGAATATGACACCGGTTTCGTCATCATTTTTAAAGGCACCTGTTTGGTCTAATTCTCTTAGTTTTTTATCTGATATTTCTATTACTCGAGATAGTTTGTCAAGGTACTCCATATACCCAGCAACAATGTCTTCTGCTCTTTCTTGTTTTTTCATTAAATTTAAAGTTGTAAAACCCAGTAATACAACTAATACTGCTAAAATTATAACAACAACTATCATAAACTATCAAATATATTTTTTAAACCTTCACTTTTTATAGTACCTAGAGCCTTAGTTTTTGTAGGTACTTTGTTTTGTTTTTTCTCTAATTTAAAATTTTCTTTCTTTTCTCCTTTAAATTTAGGTAACCATTCACGCTCAAACTCAATACGTGAAGCCATTAAATCGGCCTGGTGTAAGATAAAAGGAAGAGATGTTCTTGGTCTTTGTCCTGGGTTGTAAGAAACTAAATATTTCTTATTTCCCTCATCATATAAACCATCATGAGTCTGGATAGCTACCATTTCATTAAATGTATACTGGATGTTATTAGATTGAAGTAGAAATAAACTTCTATCAGGAACAGAAGCAAATGCTAATCTATCATTAAACATATACTCTTCTCCTAATTTATCTCTTCGCCATTGATCCGTCTGAGGGATATATGACTCATATTCTTCATCACCTATTTTACCTAAGTCGTGATTTAACGCTGAAAAGACTAGTTCTTCAATAGTATAAGTAGACTCATCTACTCCCATTTCTACCCAGACGTTATTTATCTTAAGAGCACAATCAATTACTCGAGTAACATGATCAACATATCCTCCAGGGAATGCATTATGGTATTCTTTTTTATACGACGCAGGCATTAACATAATACGTTCTTGATATGAAGAATAAAATTCTTTAAGTTTAGAGCGTCTAGGTTCTGCTATATAAGCATCAATACGTGACATTAGTACTTTCCAATTTTCTTGGATTTGTTCGGCGGTAAAATTCATAACTTATTTATTTTGATTAATTTTCTCTTTCAACTAATGAAGTGATTTCGTCTTTTAGATCGATCAATTCATTTAAAATTTCTCTAGATCTCATAGCATCTAGTTCATTTAAGGCTTGTCTTAATTGACTAAGACGGCCTTCTAAGGATTGTAGCTTTCGCAATGTTAATTCTTTATTTTTCATATTATTTTATTTATTTTTTCTATTTTATTTATTTAACATTTTTTTAATTTTTAAATGTTATTTTTTTAAAATAAAAATATTTCCTTAAAGATAATTAAAATTTCTTGGGGAATCAAGCTTTTTCTAAAAAGTCTTGTATTTTCTTTAAAAAGGCACATCTCTCATACTCTTCTAATTCTTCAAAGTACTGGATGCTAGATTTAAGGGCCATAACTAAATCTTCACTATTATATTCTTTTAAAGCCTCTTTCCATATTTTACTCCGTATTTTACACTGGCTAATCCAAAACCAAGCCCTATTATACATCATGAAATCGCCAGCATCATCTAAACCATTAGTACCCAATTCAGGTTCAGATTTAGAGAAAAAAGAAACAATTTGTCTTTTAAAAT